CATTAATACCAGTTGGTATCGGGTCTCTAAAGTCTGGGTCCAAAACATTTTCGATGTTTTCAAAAACGTCTTAACCATCATCCTTGCTTTCACCAACCTCTAATGCTTTCTTAAGGATTTCTTCACATTGTGGGTAATCGTCCAAGTCACCCTTTTCTATTATTTTTTCAATCTCTCTAACTGACTTCTTTAACTCTTGTTGTTTACAAAACTTCATTGCAGTGTCTTGCACTTGAAGTCCATTGTTAAGTTCAGCATTCTTAATTTTACCAAATTGTTCAGAATACATTTCTCTATCAATGTCATTAGATACAGTAGACAAAATCATTGATTCGAGATTATTTATATCTGGAATCACTCCGTATTCCTCGTAGTTATCAGAAATCTTTAACGAAGCAGTTCTTAAAAAACTGTCTTCGAAATAGTTAGGTTGTAGTATATCAATAATACTCTCCCCGAACTTTCTATCAACTAATATTTGTTGTATTAATCGGTATTGGAAATCAATACCTAGGTAACCCAAATTATCTTTACTTATTACTCCCATTCTTTAAAACTAACTTATTTATAAATATTATTTTTTAATCAAAAATTATAAGGTGCTAATCATTTTTTTATGCCGTAGCCCCAAATGGTAACGTATACTCATCTCTGCTAAAATAATATTCAATTTCTTTGATGATATCTGGTATAATTTTTTTAATATTTACCTCATATCTCATGTCATTTTCATTTTGAATGTAAGACGTATGTAACCAGTTACCAGAGAAAGAACTTTTAAGAACAACTCTTTTATCAACCTTAATTTCAAGAGTAAATACATCTTCATTTTTGAACATATCCTTATTGTTGTCCTCAAGTTCAACAACTCTGTATGGGTTATATTCTGACCAACAGTTTCTCTTTGAGATTTTTTTAAGGTAATTAGGGATTAATCCCATAGTTTCTGTATGTATACCAGTTAAAGAATCTGCAAGGTCCTTAATTTCCATTGAATTAAGGACATCCTTGTTATAGTCCTTAACATCGAAATACCTTTGACAAACAATTGGTCTTCTACTGTTGTCATCTCTTTTGTTTTGTTCGTTAATATACAATACGAACTCAAATCTACATTTTTCCCAAGGGTTTTTTTTTGTTTTCATAATTAAAATTTATTAGTTTATTATATTATTATTTTTCTTTTCTCTTTCCATTAACTTTTTAAATGGTAAAAGAAAGTTTTCATATCTATGTTGACCTAACATCTTATCTAGACCATCCTCTTTAAGCATTCTATAAGCGTTTTTAATAGACCTATCATCACTTAATGGTGAACTGATTAAATCATTAACTTCTTTCAGTGCTTGCTCATGTATTAGCGGTGTACTTAAGTCGATTATCCTTCTATTAATTTCATATAAGTTTTTACCTTGAACACCATTAGTGTTACCTTCAATAATATCATCTAATATAGTTAATCTAGATTTCTTATTATCTAGCCTATTTTGTTGAAGTTTTTTTGCTATATCAATAGCTTCGTCAAGTGTTACCTTTCTTTCTGTAAAATCAGGTATATGTTTGAATAACGTTGGTTGTTTAAGTCTTTTAACACCTTTAATGTTATCACTATTATCACCACAAAGAATCTTTATTGTAGCAACATTCTCATGATGATAACCCATTACCTCTTTAAAGTTTTTTACGTAGACATAATCTTTCAAGTCAATCATATACATTCTTACATTTTCATGTACCAATTGACATAAGTCTCTATCACTGGTTACTACTGTAATTTTTTCTGTATCTCTTTTGGCTTTGCAATAATACGCAATAAAATCGTCAGCTTCAACTGTTTCGTCAAATAATTGTCGAATATATAGTTCTTCTAGGTAATTAAAGACCATTTGTCTTTGTAAAACTTCATTCTGGTCTTCTGGTTCAGTTCCGTTTTCGTAATCCTTGTTTCTATTACCTTTGTAATCGGAATATAATTCCCATCTCATTTTACCAGAGAATCTACCATCCCAAAATACAAATACTTTGTGATATAAGTTCTCTTCTATAATCTTTCTTAAAACAGTAAGGAATTGATAGACACCACCGATTGGTTCTCCCTTATCATTGTACTCATTTTTAGTAGCAGAGAACCCTCTCTTAAAAAGAGCGTTCCCATCTACTACTAATGTACTAATCTTAATTTTATTTACTGAACCATTTTTTGGTGGCAGTCTTTTCATTCATCTTTAATTAAAGAGTTAAACAATCTATTAATTACTCTCCCAAGTCATCGTTATCGAATCCTTGTTCTTCCTTCTCAATTTTAAAATCATCTAAAGTAGTATTAAGTCTAGCTAAGATATAATCCTTATATTCTTTCTTGTAATCCTCAATCTTAGCTGGGTTCCAATAACCATGTGGTGTTGATGCTAATTTACCGTGTTCCTCAATTCCATTAACTTGGTTCTTTTCACATCTAACTTTTGTTTCAACACCAAACTGATAAGTTTCACCGCCAGACGTAGCTTTAAGTTTAACTGTAGAGTGAGAAAGGATACCACCGAAGTGTACGATGATTCTAGGTGAGTAGAAAAATGCTTCACCACCCTTATGTTTGATTACTTTATTCTCGTTATCTAACCAAATCTTTTGTACAACAGCGAATGTGTTAGTATACTTCTTACCTTCTCTTCTGGAAGATGGTATTCTGTGGTTAACTAATGATTTGAATGCAGCCTCCATAGAACCAGCATTCCATTGATTGTTACTAGACTTAGACATAATAGATTTAAATCCGTCAATAGAACCTACTGAATCCCAAAGGAAACATAAGTCTCTAGGTAAATCACCCGCATCTTGCATGTCTAATAAATCATTCATGAATCTAGCAATATCTTCAATCACTGGTGCTCCTCTAAGTGGTTTAGTACCTTCTTTACCATTAGAATAATCTAAACATTTATACTTATTCATAAGGTCATCACCATTCATAAAGATGAAATCTCCTTCATAATCGATGATTTCACCAGTTTCTTCATCTACAACTTCTTCAAATTGTACACCGATATTTCTTGCGTGTTCCCATGACCAGTTACCCTCAGTCTCCATTATTACTGGTAAGTCACCAATCTTTTGTGCTCCAGCTACTGCTTCGTACATAGCTGTAGATTTACCAGTATTTGAGAAACCTCTAAACGAAGTGAAATATCCTCTAGCTAATCCTGGAATCTTTAATGCTTCATGAAACGCATCTGATAACGGAATCCATGTTAAATCTTTTTCTTTAACAGTGATATCTAATCCGTTATTTTTTTTAAATTTACTTAAATCAAAACCTTTTTTATCTATTGTTTTTTTTGGTGTTGTTTTGCCCATAACTATTTTTTAAATTTTTATAACATTATTAGTGGAAAAAAAACGGGTAACTAAGTACCCGCTTATTTTCATTTTTAGTTTTTAGAATGGTAAATCATCATCCTCTTCCTCTTCTTGTGAAATTTGTGCAGTGTGATTAACTACTGGAATTTCTCTTACTTGAACTGGTTGACTTACCGCTTGTGGGGTAACAGGAACCTGGTTTACTGGTGCGTCACCACCCATACTTAATTCTGTAAAATCATCATCATCATCTTGATGAGTATCAGTCGGACTAACAGGTTGTAATTTTTCTTTAGCTACAAACTTGTTTTCTTCTTTACTCCAAACTGGGGTGTAACCTCTTACTACAATATCCAAATAATCGTAATTTTTAATTGCGTAAACATCTCTCCAAGTTCTAGAATCATTAGTCCATTCAGAAACTAATTCTGGATTATCACTAAGTGGAGTTCTTTCCAATGCATTATTTACTGATAAAACTACTGGTGTGTTAAACTGGTTTCTAGTAATGTTTACAATTAAATCTCTACCATTTTCAATATCACAGATATTATGTTTTGCAATACCGATTGCACTCATGATTTTATCGTGAGTACCACTCTTGTCATAAGCGTGGTTAAATCTCCAGAATTTAACACCTTCGTCTTCCTTACCTCGTTCAACAAGTTTAAGGATATACATTTTTCTAGGTGCATATTCTTTTCTAGCTAATTTAATATCAGATTCTTTACCAGTTGCTTTTAAAGCTTGTTCAGCTTCACAGAAAGGACAATCTTTACCTTCCTCATGCTTTAAACATGGGAATGTTTTCCATGAACCATCTGGTAATTGTTTTTTGTGTCCGTAGAACACTTCCCAGAATTGTCCATTTTGTTCAAATTTTTCCTGATTGTAAACTAGGATTCGAATTTCCTTTGTACCAGTTCGGTCTTTTTTAGGAATGTTAGTGCTGAAATAGTTTTTAATCTCGTAAACTTTTGCACTTGTTTGATTTGGTTTTTGATGCGTTTCTTCATACGATTGCATCATCTTTTCGTAACTTGTCATACTTGCTTTTGTTTTTAAATTATTATTTTTTTTTGCTATAGTCTTACATGCTTAGCATGCTTATATAAATATCTAGAAAATAGCAAAAAGTCATTTTTTAATGAATTTTTTTTAACCTTTATTACTGCAAATATATTATTATTTTTGTCTAAGCGCAACTGGTTTATAAAAAAAAATGAGGTAGCTAATATAACTACCTCATTCATAATAGAATAATGTTTATTTAATTATTAAAAATCTTCTTCTTCGTACTCATTATCATCATTAAATGAAGTTTTAATGTTAGCATCTGAGTAATCTGATTCAATTGCATTCTTATCTAATACGTATTCCTTTTCTTTTTCGGGCATGATATCATATTGGTCTTTTTGATTTGCCCAAAAATCAGTTAATTTAAGGTTATATGGGTAAGAACTTAGTGAACGCATCTCAATCTTTTCTTCTGGGGTTGGCGCTCTTTTTTCCAATTCTTTTTCTAGACCATCAATTTTACTAGATATCGAATCCATAGATTGTAATTGACTAGCCATATTATTAACCATATTCATAAGTTGCTCGATTTTTTCATTAGCTGCGTCAGCTGATGCTTTAGCTTCTTCTGAACCTTTAACTAATTCAGTAACGTCTAATTCTACTTCGTCACCTGCTGGTTCATCGCCGAAACCTTCTTCGTCACCAAAACCTTCTTCATCGCCGAAACCTTCTTCGTCACCAAAACCTTCTTCGTCACCCTCTTCTTCTCCTGGTATATCGATTTCATCGTCTGGTATATCTAAAGTATCACCGTCTTCTGATGATTCATCACCACCTTCTTCTGGAGTTTCTTCAGCGTTATCTTCTTCTGGTGCTTCCTCATCTTCTTCAGCTTCAAACATAGCATTAGGGTCATCTAAAAGAATTTCTTCACCCTTTTCCAATTCTGGTTCCGCTCTATCTTCATAGAAAGCGTATTCTGAAAGGTTTCTGAACTTTTTAAGTTCTTCGTTTAGTAATTGTTTGTTAAATATTTTTTTTCTCATAATTACATTAATAATTCTCTACCGTCTTCAGTTATAATTTTTTTGTTGATTCTCTCAACTAGACTTTTATCGCCTTTAATAACACAAACACCAGAACTACAGTCCATTTCTTGACCTTGTTGTTGTGCTAACTTAGCTTTTTCCTCATCAGAAAGAAAACTATTTATACTGTTTTTTAAATTATTGTTATCCATAACATGTGTTTTTAATAATCTTATTATATTAATAAATATACAAAAAATACTAAAAAATACGCTTTATGTTTGATATCTTTAATATATTTTCATTTATTAACAACATTTTACCTTGGTATTCTCTCCACTCTATTTTAGTGGCTTTATGGTCTACGTTTCCAACAGAACCCCCAGACAATTCTTCGATTAATTTATTTAATGCATTTATAGTATATAAACAATTACCCTTTTTATGTACCAATATTGCATTCGGGAAAAGACTTTTGAAGTTTGTTTTTTTATTTGTTGATATTACAAATTTAAATGTAACGATAACCTTAGATGGGTCGTCTAAGTTTTCAAACACAAATACCTTATCCTTAGGTATGTTAAACTTATTATTTAAGTAACCTAAAAACCAATCTATCCTTTCTGGAAATAAAAATGAGGCTAACAGTATGTTTTTATTCATTGTTTCTTAACGAGTATATGAATGGAATATATTTAATTTCTTCATTAAATACACTCAACTCTTTCTTATACTCTATAAGTATCTTTTCATTTTGCAAAAAGACATGTGACATCTCTTTTATTTTACTCATGAACTTATCAATGGATTTACCTATATACTCTACTTGTCTAAGGTCGAAACCATAAATCGTGTCATTTACATATGTATAGACCATATTTTGGTAGTGGAACGTGATAACATTCTTACCAGACTTTATATCATCAAAAACTAATTTTATTTTTTCTGAATCACTTAACATTAAATCAATGAA